TGTCCACACGCAGACCCTCGTTGCCCTCCAGATATGCGTAATAGAGACTGTCCACCGCATACGGGTCGGCCATCAGATACCAAGCCGCCGGGTCGGTCAATCGCGGCTCAACTATCACGTCGAACGCGCCGGCGAAGACGTTCACGTCTGCCGACTTGGTGGGGGTCGTGGCGGTGATCAGCTTTTTGGCCATCATCTCGTTCTCCGGCGACACAACGAGGTAGCGCGGAACCATGCGGATGATCTGACCCGCGATGTCTTTCTGCTTCATCATCGCCGTCTTGGCCGCCGCAAGACTCGTTTCGCTCAATGCGCTGCTGGTGCCCGAGAGGAGGTTACCATGGGTCGTGTCGAAAATTCCCTTGCCGTCGGACATCTTCACGTTGTCCGTCAGCAGTCCCCACACGAGGTTCCCACGGAGCATATCCCAGTGGCGGACAAATGCCGACGGGATAATCGAGAATACACCCAGGTCGTCATTGATGAACGCCTGGCGCGTGTAGCTGATACCCTCGCCGAACGTCTCGACGCGGATCGTCTCCTTGCTCTCCTTAAGCGTGGTGTACTTAATTTCGCCACCCTCGGGGATCTTCTTCATGCCGTTGACGACACCGGCCGAATAGAGACCACGGGCGCGGAAATCGTCCACGCTGGTCTGACGGGCGATTTTGTCCCAAAACTCCGGCGCGAACTCATACTGCGCCCGCAGCATCTTGTTGATCACGCCCTCGAACAACAGCGGGAAATCGCTGGTGCTGTGCGCACGGCTGAAAAACGTCTTGGCCACCTCGGAACGGTCCATGCCTCGGGTGCTAATGCCGCGCTCGGACAACAGTTCACGGCCGATCTCTACCATGGTCATGCCACGGAACTCGCGGGCGCCGGCATCCAATGAGAACTTGGACGGATAGATGCGGTGCAGCAGCGCGTTCTCCACGGCCATACGCTTCTTGGTACCGGCATCCAAACCGGTCACACGCACGCTGTGATTACCGTTTACGCCGCTATCCTGGCTCCGCTTGGCCAGTCGTCGCATGATTGCGGTACTGCACTGCTCCACGGTAAGATTGGTTCCGACCAGCGCCAGCGCGTAATCGGAGGAAAGGCCGGCGGTACGGGCCATCTGTTGGATCGCCTGCGTCCGCTTGCGGTTGTCCTCGGTCGGTTCCGTACCACCAGCGGCGGCGGTAGCTGCGGCAGCGGCCTCTCCCGCAGCTTCGGCAGCATCCTCGGCTGCGGCGGCGGCATCTTCAGCTGCGGCGGCGGCCTCCTCGGCCGCTTTGATTGCGTCGGGGTCAGCCGGTGCGGCCTCCGCCTCGATCAGTGTGAGCGTAATGGTGTCGCCCACCTCGCCATCGGAAAGGGCAACGCCCTTAACGCCATCGACGGTTACGATGTCCCCCTGCTTTACGGGATCGCCCTCGACGACGTATTCCATGGTCTTACCTGTTTCTGTTGCTCTCGTTTTTTTCATGTTGGTGGTATTTGTGGTTTGTTTTCTTACTATTTCGACCGGATGCTGCTGTTGTCCCGCGCGGATACCGCTGTCGATGTCGGCAGGCACCGGAGCGAGGGACAATTCGCTCGGCATCCAGTCTATTGCCCGGTAGATAGGCCGTGCGCCGTTCGGGCGCTCCTCTCGCTCGAACTTATAGATTTCGTAGCCGACCGAGATCCCTTTGACGATCCCGTCCACTACGTCCTGAAATATCCCTGCCACTTCGGGGCGGCTGGAGAAACGAACGCGGGCGCAAAGCTGGCGCGATTCGTTGATCCACACCTTTACCGTTCGGCCGAGTTGGCTATGAACGGTGTAGGCGTTGTGGCAGTCCAAGAGCGGTAAGCCTTGATTTGCACGGTCCATCCTGATAGCCCCCGCCTCACAAACCAGCATTTCGTCGTAGTCCTCCTCCCAGCCGAATCGCGTCACCATTTTCTCGGTGGCACATACGACATCTACCTCGCGGGCCTCTTGGTCGATGGTCGTAGGCTGCACGAGCGCCCGCCCGTACAACACACCCATGGTGCGGTTATTCGTTTCCTGTGTTGCCATTATTTTCTTCATTTTGGACAGTGGCGGCGGCCGTGTTCACGCTGTCGATGGTAATGCCCAACTTGGCCAGCCGGTCAATGTCCTGTTTGTACTCTTTGAAAAATTCCTCGGGTTCGCGGCCCATCTCTCGGATCGTCTCGCTGATCGTCGCAAGTCCGGCCTTGATCCTATCAACCTGCGCGGCGGTCTCGCGCTGCGGGTCGAGCTGCTGAACACGCGGCGCCGTCCAGTCGGCGGAAATGTAGGAGGATAATTCCCCCTTGATCATGCACGCACTGATAAACCAATTCCACACGGGGGCGCAAATCTGCGGCACGATCATGAAGTATTGCCAGCTCTTGAAGTTGGCCGTGACGTCGATTTTCGCCATACGGCCCGAGGTGAAGTTGACCCTGCTGTAATCCATGGTCAGCATCTCGTAGGTGATGCCATAGCCAGCGGCCACGCCCTGCAATATGCGACTGGCGTAAGCATCATAATCCGACACACTCGGCGGATTGGCGAACTCCACCGACTCGGCAGCGCCGAGATGCTCGACGATGCCCGGCTCCAAGCGCTCGATCCCTTTTTCGCCATCCTCTCCACCGTCATCTTCCGACCCCAACACAAAGGCGGCAAAGCATGCGGCCACCTTTTGCTTGACCAGTTGGGCATCCTCGTAGTCGGAGAAATCGCTCGTTTTCATGAACGCCGACACACCGATCGGCAAACCTCTGACCTGCCCGGGCCGCAATACCTCGAAAGCATGTAGCACATCCTCCTTGGGGTGGAATTTGCTGGCGAGCGCCGGCGTGACGATGTAGCTGTCGCCGGGGTGATAGTCAAAAATCCAGTAGCCGAGCAGACGCCCCTCTTTGCTGAATTGAACACCGAGGCGGCAATAGCCCATGTCGTTACTACCGTTGCGAGTGTGATCGAGTTGGTCGCCCTCTAAAATTTGCAACTGGATAGGAAGCGGGTTGTTGTCGTCTGGCATGACCCAGCGCCGCAAAATCAGCACCTCGCCACCCTCGGCGATGGAGCGCATTGCCAACTCCTGTAATCCGTAAAAGGTCGTTTTGCCGTACCAATCGCAGGCGGTCGTGTTGGCCCACTTGCTCCAAAGTCGTTTTACGCGCTGGCAGGTGTCCAGGTCGGCGTCCGGCGCCGGCTGGATGCCCTCGCCGATCGTGTGTTTTGTGATCGCCTCGACCGCCCGACGCGCCCATCCATTGTTACGTACCATGTTGCGGGAACGATCCCGCAACGTGACCAGCGCGGCCGACACCTCGCTGTTGACGCTCGTGGACTTGGCCATGCGGAATGCCTTACCGCGACGGCCTTTGTCGGCTGCCTCGTAGGCCCGTTTTTTACGGCTGTGTGATATTTCGATGGAAAATTTCATTTTTTGCTGAAATAGCCTCGATCAATGCAAGCGAGGCGACGACGACGCAAGCGACGTTCCGGAAACAACTCATCCTCGATCATCCGAACCAAATCTTTCATCTCGGCAAGCGACCGATAACTCACGGTTTTATCACCGTAGGTTATGGTGGTCGCACCGGTGGCGATGGCCTCCTTGAGCGCGGTATATTGTTCGATGGTAAACGACATGGTAGCGTAACGATTTGCTACGAATTTATGGGCGGTATTTCGTATTCACAATACCATGTGAAAAGGTTTACCGAGAACTCGGTAAACCTTTTCTAAATATACCGAGTTCTCGGTATATCAATCATCCCAAAAACTACCGCCCCGACGGCGCCCGCCGTTTTCGTCGCCGCGCGGCTCTCTCTTTTTGGCGGTGGCGCCACCCATTTGGGCCAATCGCTGGGGACTCAACCGATCCAGCCCGAGGATTGCCGCCGCTGCCCTGGCATAGACGCGGCAGTCCAGCGGTTCGTTGCGCTCGTAGCGTTTAACCCATTGCAATTTCCGATAACCTCGCACCACCTTGACGACCTGCTCCTCGGCGGTAAGTCCGCGAAAATAGTGCTCGTCATACTCGGGGAAATGGCAATAGTTCGGAGGCGGTACGCCGTTTTCGTCTTTCTCCAAACGCAAATGGGCGTATAGCTCGGTCTTTAGGAACGACACGCCGATATTCCATTGGCGCATCTTTCCGACCTTTTTACCTGCCTTGGTGATGTCCACCTGCTTGGGCGGTGAAAAGGCCATGCCGAGATGATCCTGCCCCTTGATCGGTATGACGCGATCGCCGACGAACCGCCGGCAAAAGGTATAGACGTGCGTTGTGTTGTAACCGGTATCTACCGCCATCATTCGGATGGGAAACTCCATGCCGTCCTTGCGCGGCCACCGCTCACTCACGATGGCGGCCAAATCGTCCCACACGGCGGTGCCGGCCGTGTCACCCTCGATTACGCGGTAGTCGATCGAGTAGCTGCGTTTGTCGGCACACCAGCCGACGACCTCCAGCTCCAGGCGGTCGCGCTGCACGTCGACACCGGCGGTGAGGAAACACACATCGGCGGGCACGTGGTTGGTCTTGTAATGCTCGCGGCGGTTGTATAGGTTTTTGAACGGTGGCGCCTCTCCCTTTTCCGCCCACGTCTGCCCAAGGGTGGTGTTCACGAAAACCTTTAACTTGCTGGGGTTCTCCTTGGCGGCGATGAAATCACGCGCAATCTGCTCCCAGCTATGCCATCCGTATGGCGAATAGAGGCTGTTAATGTGGAATCCGATCACGTCATAGTTGACCTTTTCCGGCTTGGCAGGTACCCACTCTCCGTTTGCCAGCATGGTGATCTTATGGCGCTCGGCAATCAGCTCGCCGCAATGATCGCATTTGTATTTCGCCGTTTCCGGGTGCCCTTCCTCCCATTTTAGGTTGGCAAACACCAACGGCTGCATAGCTCCGCAATGCGGGCACGGGACATGGTAGTAGTTTTGATCGGTTTCTAAAAATTCCCGCTCGATCGCCGAAAGGCCCTCGATGGTCGGCGTACTCAACATGAAAATTTTATGGTTTGGAAAGGTTCGGGTACGGGCGATCGCCAAGTCGATAGGCGAACCCTCGCCGTCCAAGTCCTGTGGATATGCGTCTACCTCATCCAAAATCAAATTTCGGATGGGGACCGACCGCAATCCCGCCGCGCTGTTGGCGCCTACCATCAGCAGCAGGCCGCCGGGGAAATTCTTTTGCGTGATCGTGTTGTTGCTGTCCCTACTCTTGGCCGGCGCCACGCGCTGCTTCAGCTCCGGGCAATTCTCGATCAGCGGGTCGATGCGCCCCTTGGACAATCGTTCGACCATTTTGTCGGTTGGCTGCACGAACATGGTGGGCGCCGGTGCGATGTGCATGGAATAGCCGACAAAATTGCTGGCGCCCTCGGTTCCGCCGATCTGCGCGGCCTTGACAAAGACAATTTTACGGTGCGGATCGTGAACGCTCAAGCAATCCATGATGTCGCGCAAGTAAGGGGTACGGCTCGTTCGGTACTGTCCCGATTCTGCGGAGCTGATCGGTGACAAAAACCGATATTTGTCCGCCCACTGCGACACCGTAATCCTGTCGAGCGGCCGCAAACCTTGGAAAAACTTGGTTATTTCTGTGAAAATAGTTGTCATTGGTCTATCCTTGTTTGAAAATCCGCGAGTTTTTGCAACGCATCGGCGATTGCATCGTAGATCGTGTTGTGAATGATGGCCCGATTATCCTCGGCCATGACCACATCTGTAATCCGGTCTGGGATCGCCAGCAGCGTGTCGCGTAATTCCTTGCCGGCGGCGAAAAGTTGGGCATTTATGCGCTCGCGCGACACCAGCGCCCCCTCTTTTTCCTGCAATTCCAGCTCTGCAATCCTTGCCTTGGCGATTTTTTCCTGTAATTGGGCATCCTCGTAGGTCATTGTAGGCGCGGCCGCAGCTTTGGCGGCTGGCTCCGGCTCGATTACCGTTTTGTCAAAGGTCTTGATGTAGCCGGCCAGAGCATTACGCACCTTGCGCTGGTTGGGGTGGGCGGAGTTCAGCGACTTGTACCAGCATACAGCGGCCTGCTGCGGGTTCAGATAATACGGAGAAGTCGCGGACGTCCCAACGATGTCCGCGAAATTGTCCGGTATATATCCGCGCTTTATTGCCGCTGTGATGGTCTTGGCGCTTATTCCGGTTG